ATCTTGACCTCCTTTACACTGCATCATTCTTGATCATGCAGTTATTTCTCACTCACAAAATCTCAATTTCCACTCTTGGGTTTTCCTTGTCGACCTCAAACCCATCACTAAAACCGCCGATATGCTTCCATCCATCTCCTTGCAAGATTCCCGCCACTACCAAGCCATCTAGGATGTACTTTTTAGCGAAGGCGATATTATCAGGATCTTTCATCATGTTTTTGCAAAACCATGTAAAATGGACCTTCACTCGGCCAATGACCGGTTCTACCTTGTGATTATTTGCGATCAGTGCCACATAATCGGTTTCTCTTAGTTTTGTCTTTGCCGCCACATATTTATTGCCCCGCTCTTGCCGTATGTACTCGTTCAAATCCGTCAGCTCGCCCGGTATGATTATTTTTACCATGGTCTACCTAGCACCTCCTTCTTCATTCTTTCGACATTGCCGTATGCCGTCATGTTTTCATTTTTGTCATACTCTTCTTTGTTTTTCCTTGCGATTTCATCCGCATCAACTACCTGTGATATCGGCGGTGTAAAGTAAGGATTCCGCAGGTAGGATTTTTCAAGATTCCTTCCGTCATAGCACTGCTTTCGCCCGGCTTCGCATTTGTCACAGTAGGCCGCATACTCATAACTTAGCCCATTCCACTTTTGCCAATAAAACACATGACCCCTGTCCATACAAACCCAACACTTAACGCTCATCACTGACCTCCAAACTCTTCATGCCTAGTTTTTCACCGGCAAGCTTTAACTGCTCCCGAAGTCCCGTAGGCAGGAGCTTATCCTGTCTCTCCATTGTGGCCATCTGCTCGTACAACTTGACAAAGTGCGCCCGATCAGCCATGATGTTTTCGCTCATGCACAGATTTCGATATCCGATGCTCTCGACAACCCTCCTTGTGGTCGGGTCCATTCTTTCCAAGGCTTCTGTCTCCCGGTATGATCCGCAGTATCTGACACAGGACATAACCGTGTCCCATGCATCCGTAACCGGCAAAGAGTTGTCGATGGTGCAGGCTTCTCGCACATTGGCGATGGTCGGTGTAAATTTCAATGTCTGAACCATCTTCATGATGCCGATCTGACAAAGCTTGTAATCGATGTCCTTGAGTGATTCATACCAAAAGTTGAATTGAGCCGTGTTATCAATCTTTAAGCCCGGGTAGTTGCTCATTAGTCCAGCCACTATGTTTTTAAACTCTTCTCTCGTCATCAAAAACTCGCCAACCTTTCTAGTTTTTTATCAAAGTCACTCTTGCTGTTTTTCTTATCCCGTTCCTTGGCTGCATACAACTGCTCGTACTTCTCCCTCAATTTTTGTGTTGACAGGATGTTTGATTTCCAAAAGTTGTCCCGTTGGCACCAACGGATCAACTCCTCGATCTCCTCAAAAGAGATCCCGTCAATCCGATGCATCTTGTCAATGTGCTCTGCCCACTTTTGATAGTTTGTTCTGCTTTGAGAGAGAAGAGAAGTTTTGACAAAGTGATGGGAATCGAATCGTCAGAAAACTTGTTTTCGGACATTATGTCTTTATCTTTATCTAGTTCTTTATCTAGTTCTAGTTCTAGTTCTAGTTCTGTAGCGTTATGTAACGTTACCGTAACGTTACTATCTGCCAATTGTTTTTGCCTGTCCCTGTAGTTTTGCTGTCTGACCCTGTTTTGCTCTTTGATTATGTTTAGTTTGTTGGCGCTCTGATATTTTTCCCAGTTACTCACTAACAGCGTGTCATCATGCACTTCGATCATTTTAAATTTTATAAAAGTACTTAATGACAGCCTTATCACGTTCAAAGGCCGTTCAAATTCAGTCGCAAGCATTTCGTCGGTGTAAGGAAGATCCTCGCTAAAATACACTAATCCGTTATCATTTGTTTTGCCTGCCAGACACAGGATTTGAAGCCACACACCTATAATCGCATCTCCGTCTGGTATCTTACGGATTTGTTTAATTTTCCTGTTGTCAAATAAGTCAACTGATAGCTTTATCCATTTAATGTCTGCCATTTATTTGCCCTCTTTGATGTTTGGTTCTATCAGTATTTCAAGCTCTTCTCTGTTGCATATTTCTATAAGTTTTGGTATTTCATCTTCAAACACAGTAAGCGTAATTCCAGACATACCACCGCCAAAATAGTTATTCATATCAGCCGCTATGTGTACTCTTCTGCAATTTCCCATCATTTCACCTCCTAAAAGGGCACATCGCTATCCGTGTCCTCATCGTCAAAGTAATCATCATTCGGCATCTGCGATCTATAATTTTGCTGGCTTTCTTCTTTATTTGACTTCTTGCTGTCCGCAAAATATACGTCCTCCGCCACAACTTCTGTTGCGTATCTTTTCTTTCCATCCTGGTCATCCCATGATCGGGTCTGTATCCGTCCGCTGATGGCCACTTGTTGCCCCTTGCCAAAATACTTTGCACAAAACTCAGCAGTTTTTCCGAATGCAAGAATGTTAATAAAATCAGCTTGCTTTTCCTCTCCCTGTTTTGCGAACCTTCTGTTTACCGCCAAGGTAAATGTGACCCATGCAGTGGAGTTATTGTTTGCGGAATACCGCAACTCCGGATCTCTCGTCAACCGGCCCAAAAGTGCCACCTTGTTCATATAATCCTCCTGTTTTCTAGCAGACATATACCTCTGCTCCGGTAAGTTCCCGTACTTGTCTTTTAAAATCCTCTGCATCGCTATTTCCGTCACTAAGATGCATGAGATAGATTTGTCTCACTTTGCTCAAATCATTCGCCTTGAGCACCTCCAAAAAGCTTTCTATACTCATGTGACTTTTATAAAGTCTCTTGGCAAGCTCGACCGGTAGGCTTCCGTTTCGTATGTTTTTTTCTAGCACAATCTTGCTATAATTCGCCTCGCCCATGATGTGGGTTAAACCGTTGAATTTGTACTTTAGATAGTAGGTATCTGTGAAATAAAGCAGCTTTTCTTTGGTTTCTTCTGATGTGAAAAGGAAACCCAGCGGCTCCGGCGCGTCGTGCTGAACGTCGAAAGGTAAAACCTTGAATGTTCCTACTGTTATCTCCTGAAGCTCTTTTAATGGATGCGCACGGTGTCCTATAAGCCCACACGCGTCGATTGTCCCTTTACTGGTGTAAATGTCTACCCCTAACTTCATAAGCCCTTTGGCGGCCTTACTGTGGTCTTGGTGATTGTGTGTCACAAAGCAGCCCTTGATCTGCGACACTTTAAATCCGCACCCTACCTGTATGGCCTTTAGCGGTATGCCCGCGTCCAGCAGCAGGCTGGTTGTTCCGTCGCTTATGCGATAGGCGTTTCCGCTGCTGCCGGATGCGAGTACCTTGATCTCCATTAGAAGTTCGGGCCTGCCATGGTTTCTTGTACCGGGGCTGCGTCGGCTTTTATTTTGGTTTGTTCCGGCTCGATTACTTCCCCGGTTTCAAAGTCTACTCCTGGTCTTTGTAGCTGTTTTGGCTCGTCTGGTGTAGTGTCTATGATGGTGGCGTTTGCGAAACTGTCTATCTCTGACTCTGCTTCCATCTCTGCGTATTTGGCTTCTCTCATCTTCATGTACTGGTATGCGTCGTCTACCTTCTTTGGGTCTCTTGGCATGTGTTTCGCGCTGAAAACTTCGCGCTTGATGGTCTTCAGGCACATTTCGTCAAACCAGCCGTCCGATTCAACTTCGACTTGTTTTCCGGCTTCCCATTTCTTGACCTTGCCTCCCCAAAACTCTGCGGCCGCGTATGCTGGCTTTCTCTTCTCAATGTCCCTCATGGTCATTATGATTAACTTGTTTTTGAGTGGGTCGGTGTATTCGATGTATCCAAAGCCTCCGACGATGGTTCCTCTGTCAAAGGCGTTGTTAATCTCGAACTCGTAACTTTCCACCCTGTTGTCTTTGTTCTTCTTTATTGGCCTGAAGGTGTCTGTCGAATAAACCAGCTCTATGGTTGTGGCAAGCGGCTTCTCTACCGCGTATTTCTCTGCGATGTACTGTATTCCGTTGTATCCTGGCATCAGGGTTATGTCGTACTTGTTGGTCTTGTTGTTCTTGTAAGGGATCGGTGAAAGGTGGTTGTCCTGCATCATGTCCAGCCCCATTCTCGCGTAGTGTACTACGTCCAGGGCCAAGTCGTTTAGGTTGACGTTGTTCCATATTACTGGTAGGTTGTTGTCCCATTTGTGGTCTCTGTTATTTTGGTTCTTCCTGACCCTGGCTTCCTCTGCGAGCTTTAGGCCTCTGTCAATGGATATAAAGTAGCCTTGGATTAGCTGTCTCTGGTAGTCTGTCACCTGAATTGCTCCGGCGACGTTGCTTCCGAACTCCTTCAGTACCGTGTTTGTGAAGCGTTCGCTCATTGCTAGTGGTTGGTTCTCCGCCGTCTGTAGGGCTCCCTCGTTCTTATCTACTGCTTTTTGATTTGTTGCCATTGTGTTTCCTCCTTAATTTTGGTTTTCAAAAAAAATCTATTATGTTGATCTGGCCATCTATCGGCTTGTTAGCCTCTTCCTCTTCTCGGGTCTTCATTTTGCAAACGTGGCCATATCCTTCCTCTACTGCTTTCTGGCTGATTAGAATGCCGTTGCATCTCTTACAGCGCCTTGCTTTGATTGTGAATATCTCGCTTTCCATTTCCTTGTTTTCCTCCTTACGCTGTTACCTCCATTTCTTCGGCCATGCTGAAAACCTGAACTTCCTTTCCGTCCTCTGTGACTATTACGTCGCCTCCGTTCAAGGTTCCGAATAGTCCGAATGCTGCCCAGTTACATCCTTCCTTGCTGTCCTTTGTCGGCGATCCTTTGCCGGTGTGTCTGCCTATGCACGTCTGATATGAGTCGTTGGGGTCTGCTCCTGCGTCTTTGAATTCCTTCATGGTTGAAACCTTTCCGCAGGCTGGGCATTTAAACGCCCATTTCATCGGGTCTTCTCCGAACCTGCTCTTTAGCTCTGCGAGCCATTCTCCGTGTGCGTATCTCATGCTTGTACCTCCAGTCTCAATTTTTTGTCTGCTTCTGAAACTACTAGCCGTATTACCTGGGTGTCCATTTGTGTTAGCCTGGTTACGCTCTCGGCGTTGTCTACAAAGACCGGCATTGCCAGGTTCCAGTGGGTTGATAAAGCGTCTATGATTTCAAGCCCTGCGTTTATCCTGGCTGCGTTGTTGGCAAAGGCGAAGGGTACCATTCTGCCTCCCTCGGCTGGTATCATGACCTCGCAGTCGTCCTTGACGCCTCCGTTCTGCTGTTGTATGAAAAGTCTGAAGCGCACGTTCTTGAACTTGCCGTTTATCTGGTCTGTTAAAAGGCTGACCTTGGTCTTTATGAACACTTCGCAAAGGTAAATTCCTTGTTCTATCTCTTCATACTGCTGTGAAAGCTCCTTCTCCCTGGCTCCCAACTCCCGGATCCTTTCCTCTTGGCTGGCCGCTATGTTTATTCTGGTCTTCAGCTCTTCCTGGGCTCTTATCTCTTCGTGTAAGGCCTGTATCTTCTCTGTGAAGCCTGCTGCGATTGCTTCCGTCTTCTTGTCCGTGCTACTCGCTTCGTCGCGGTACGTGGCAATCTGGGCGGTAATTTCGGCATATTCTTCGGTGCTCTCGAATGGCTCCGGTGTTTGTAGTTGGTTTTGCAGGGCTGCTATTTGTTGCTCGTAGTCCTCTATGGTCTGTTCATCCTGCTTTATCTGCTCTTTGAGCTCCTTTGTCTTCTCGGTCTGCTCGGTGATCATTTCCTTGCTGGCTTCTTTTTGCCCCTGCAGGTTGATTTTCTCCAGGCGAGTGCTCTTTTGAATGTTGAATGCGTCTCGTAGCTTCTGAATTTCTTCCTCTGGCAGGATCCTGTGGCATGTTGGGCATTCCTCTTTGCCTTCATCCCATGTTTCCTTTTGGATTGCCATGTAGTCGCTTAAAAGGCTATCTCTGTGGCTGTTGAGGCGTTCTATATTTCTCTGGATCCTTTCTAGGTCTGTCTTGTTGTCCTGAAGGCGGTTTTTGACTGCTATTTGCTCTTTCTTCAGGCTAGATATCGCTGTGTATGTCCCTTCGTTTAGGCTGCTGTTCTTTGTGGCGTATGCTACCCTGGCTTCAGCCAGCTTGGCGTTGGCCTCGGATATCTGGTTTCTGATTGCTACCGTCGTAAGGTCTCCGCTTAACGCCTGGGCTTTTTCTGTTTCCAGGTCGCTTTTCTGGGCCGTCAGTTCTTTTATCTTTGTGTCAATGGCTTTTATGTTTAGTCCTTTGGTGTCGGGCATTGCTCTTTCAGCCTCGTCTATTCGCCCTGGTATGCCCTGAAGCTCCTTGTTAATTTCGGCCTTCTTAGCTCCGGCTATCTTCTTGTACTCATCTACCGTGTAGTGTTGGTCTGTGGTTCCTGGCATTAACAGGAACCCTGGAAGTTCTTTTAGCTCTGGCGTGCTGGTTATTACGTCCTCGTCTGAAACGTCTCCGCAAACCTCTAGTAAAATCTTTCTTCTGTCGCTCCAGCTCATCTCTTCCGGGAAGTAGTTCGGCATGGTCAGCATTTTCATTTTCTCTGTGCTGCCTCCGCAAAAGGCGAGAAGCGTCGCTGTGTACTCTTTTTCGTTGCTTGGCACTCCGTCTATGAAATAGTCTGTTGTGTGGCCGTCAAACTCTTCTATGGATGATCCTCGTTTCTTCTTGTAGACCTCATGGTAAGCTTTGCGCAGTGTTACAATTCTGCCGTCTGTCAGCTTGAATGCCCCTTCTGCCGCGTGGTCTAGGTAGTGAAGGTCTCCGTCAGGGCCTTTTGTTTTTGGTGTGTAGCTCTTTGCTCCTGTGCTTGCTTTATCAAAAAGCAGCCATGTTATTGCGTTGAAAACTGTTGTTTTCCCTGTGGCGTTGTCGCCATAAATGCTGGCGCTGTGGCCGTCAAACTTGAATTCTTCTTTCTTTAGTCCCTGAAAGTTCTCCAAGGATAGTGTAAGTAATTTCATATGACCTCCTTTTTCTACTCTTTGATCTGGACCTTGTCCCAATCAAACGCCTCCAAGATTTTTAGCAACCTCTCCACTTTCGGTGCTCTCAATGCCGTCATAGCGTAGGTATGGGCTTTGTCGGAGTAGTGGTGTGAGTTAGCTTCTAGATGATCCTTGGCCTCTTGCTTGGTGAGAAACATGGTGTTCGGCTGT